ATTGTTCCTGTATCATTTATGAGAGGTAGAACATTTGTAAATTGTATCGTAATTGTAGATGAAGCTCAAAACGTTACACATGAACAAATGGAAATGATTGTAACTCGTATTGGTAAAGGATCTAAAATGATTATTTGTGGTGATGAGGCTCAAGTAGACTTAAAACAAAAACGCGATTCTGGGTTTAAATTTTTATACTCGGCTGCTAAACGTATTAAAAACTTAGAAGCAATATCTTTAAAACAAAACCATAGAGATCCAATTGTAGAAGATTTAATTAATTTATACAATGACGCGTATGAAAAAGGAATGAGTTTAGGATCTTCAGGTACAAACGGAAGTTCTAAAAATAAGGTGTAGACTATAAAAAGTCATATATTTATAAACAAATTATGGCTAATTTAACTGTAACTGTCTCTGAACAGGTATTACTTCCAAATAATAACATTGAAACTGCGGTTAATACTAAAATTATTTCTGATGTTAATCAAGTTATGCGAAGAACAGATACTATTGTACCTGCATCTAGTGGAAGTGGTCAACAAATTTTAGCATTTGTAGATAGTGAAGCACAACAAATTGCTGGTTCATTTGTTAGAGATATAGTTAAATATATTAGAATTACAAATTTAAGCAGTACATATTCATGTGATATTTACTTAGTTTTAGATAGTGGTAGTAATTCTAACGGTACTGAAACTACAAATGATGAAACTGTATTTTTACTTGATGCTGGAAAAACATTTATGTTACCTAATGCTTATTTTGCTAGTTCAACAGCTAACCAATATGTAGTAGGAGATTATGTTGATCAGTTATATTATACTAATTTTAGTACTTTAAATTCTATTATGGCTAAATCAAATACAGGATCTGTTCAAATAGAATATTTTGTAGCTTCTTCATAATATTTATAACAAACTTAAAACCATGGCTTTAACGTACAGAGAAACCAAAGGCTCAGCCTTAACAATTGCCGAATTAGATGGTAATTTTCAATATTTTACAGGTTCCCATCCTATAACAGGTTCTTTAATAGTAACCCAAGCAGTAACAGCTTCCTCATTTTCAGGATCTTTTACAGGTTCATTTTTAGGAACATCATCATATGCTACTCAAGCATTAAGTGCTTCTTATGCCCCAAACAGTGGTGGAAGTACTAATACAGGTTCATTAATTGTAACGGCATCTACAAGCAATGCAACTACAACTTATACTAAAGGTGATGGTTCAACATTTTCAACAACAACAAATAATGTAGCCAATTCTACCAGTGCTTCATATGCTGTTAGTTCATCAGTAGCTGTTAGTTCATCAGTAGCTGTTAGTTCATCATATGCTACTCAAGCATCAAGTGCTTCTTATTTTTCAGGATCATCTGGAGGAGCTACATTTACAGGAGATGTTAATTTTACATCAGGAGCTAATGTTGATGGATTATTTGTAGTAATACCAACTGACGATTCTTCTGTAACAAGTGGACTTCAAGTTCAGAGAGGAGAAACATCCCCAGGAGATTTACAATTTACAGCTATAAATTATCAAGGAGGAGCAGGAAGATTAGTAGGTGTAAACCAAAACAATAATACCCCACAAATGTTTATAATGCTACAAGATGCAAGTGCAAATGTTAGTATGATGGAATTTAGAACTGTATTTGAACAGGGTGTTGGAAGCGCTTTTATAAAAATAAACACTACAGTTTTACCAACTTCAGAACCATCTACTTCAGGTCAATTATGGTTATCAGGATCAGCTGGAGGTTCTTCAAAAGTGCTTTGTGTAAGAAACTAAAATAAAAACAAACTAATAAGTATAATAGGGTTCCTAAAATGGAACCCTTTTTTTTTCATATTTATAATAAAATAATTATGTCTAACATTCCAATTTGGCCTGGTTCATCTTCATTTGCTCAAGTATACACTAATTATTATGTAAATAATACTTGGCCCCCACCAACTCCCTTTGGATTTTATGATACTGATCTCCAATTCCAAAGTGATGCTAATAAAGTAGCTAACTTTTGTGCTTTGCGTTTAGGATATCCTATTGAAAACGTAGAATTACAAGATATTAATTTTTGGGCTGGATTTGAAGAAGCAACAACTATCTATGGAAACGAATTATATGCCTTTCAAACTAGAGATAATTACTTATCTTTAGAAGGAGCTTCAACATTAGTAGATGTTAATGATGATATTATTACACCTACATTTTCCACTATTGTTAGATTATCTCAACAATATGGTGAAGAAGCAGGAGCAGGTGGTAATGTAAATTGGTTAAAAGGTAGATTACCTTTAATACCTGGACAACAACGTTATGATTTATCACTTTGGGCTGAAGAAGAAGGTATTGTAGGAGGTATTGAAATTAAAAATGTATATTATCAAGCACCGCCCGCAATTAGCCAATTATATTCTCCTTCTTTACTAACAGGACAAGGTGGTTTAGGTGGTGTTCCTCCTGCAGGTTTATATGGATTTGGATATGGTTCTGCTACTTATTTGATGATGCCTACAAGTTTTACTATGCAAAACATTCAAGCAATTGAAATGCAAAATCAAGTAACTTTATCAAACTATACATTTAATATTATAAACAATATTATTTCAGTATTCCCAGTACCAGGTACTGGGGCTTTTGGTGAAGATGGATTTGAAGGTGGATTAGATTATGGTATTTATTTAGTATTTGATTTTATAAAAGTTCAAGATAGACTAGATTCATCATTTGGAAATGGTACTAATAAAATTTCAAACACATCAAATGTACCTTATATAAATCCAACATACTCTAAAATTAATTCAATTGGTAGAGCTTGGATTTTTGAATACACATTAGCTAGGGCAAAAGATGCTTTAGGATTAGTAAGAAATAAATACTCAACTATACCAATACCAGGTGCTGAAGTAACTTTAAATGGAGACAATCTAGTAACATCAGCTGCTACTGAAAGAGATGCTTTAATTACAAGATTGCGAGAATATTTTGACCAAACTTCCCGTCAAGCATTACTTGAAAGAAGACAAGCAGAATCAGTAGCTCGTGTTGCTGAAATTAACCAAGTCCCAATGACTATTTATATAGGATAATATGGCTTTATACGGAGGTGCTCGTGATATATCAATGTTTAGAAGAGTCAACCGTGAGTTGATGGGAAATATTATATCTCAAGAAGTAATATTTTATAAGTATAATGTAACTACTACTAAAACTAATATGTATGGAGAATCAGTAGAAGGAAGAAATTTTGCTGATCCTGTTATATTATTTGCTTTAGTAACATTAGGAGATCCAGAATCACCAACAAGTGATTTAGGGGTTGATTACACATGGCCTATAACTTTTAGATTTTTAAAAGACGATTTAATAAGTAAATTTAACTCCGCAAACCAAGGTCAAGGATTTGGACCTTTTCAATCACAACCTATTCAATATGGAGCTTCAATCCAACCAGCAGTTGGTGATGTTATAAACTACCAAAACGGATATTGGGAAATAGATAATACTTATGATTCTCAATATTTTGTAGGTAAAGATCCTCAATATCCTTATTATGATGCTGATGGTGAAAACCCATTAAATGATGGATTAGAAAATTTTGGATATAGTGTAGAAGTAAGATGCGATTGTCACTATGTACCATCTGATAGATTAAACATTATTAAATCAAGAATGTAATGCCAAATGTAAGAAAACCCATACCAAAAACCCAAAAACAATTAGGAATAGAACAAAATGTTCCAACATATTCTCAATATGGAAATCCTAATTCATTTAATCCAAATCCTACTGAAAATAGAGCATTACAAACTTCCTTTAAAGGAGATACTGTAAAACCTTTCAGTGTCGGTCTTCAAGATATAGATGAGGCAATTTTTTATTATTTCCAAAACGTAATTCAACCTTCAGTTATTCAAAATGGAGCTAGACTACCTGTTCCTATTATTTATGGTTCACCTGAAAAATGGAAATCATATCAAAAAGACGGGTATTATAGGGACCAACAAGGTAAAATACAGGCTCCGTTGATTATGTTTAAACGTAACAGTATAGACAAAAATAGACAAATAGCTAACAAATTAGACGCTAATAACCCACAAAACTTTAGTGTATTTGCTAAAAAATATACCCAAAGAAATGCTTATGATAATTTTAAAGTATTAAATAATAGAATACCACAACAAGAATATTATGCTGTTATTATGCCTGATTATTTAACAGTAACATATGAATGTATTATTTTTACTTATTATGTAGAACAATTAAATAAAATAGTAGAGGCAATGGAATATGCTTCTGATGCTTATTGGGGTAATCCTCAACGTTATCAATTTAAAGCAATGATTGATTCATTTGGTTTTCAAACTGAATTAGCTAATAACGATGAACGTATAGTAAGAAGTACTTTTACTATAAAAATCAATGGATACATAGTCCCAGAAATATTACAAAAAGACATAACAGCAATTAAAAAATTCTCAAATAAAACAAAAATTATATTCAGTATGGAAGCAGTAGACAATCAAGCATTCTTCGAAGGCAACGTAGTAGGAGATAGAATTGTAACAGAAACAGCTTCTCAAAAAGAAACTAAAAATAGATCAACTGCTATTGGATAATTTGATATTTATATTAGATAACAAACAAGTTTAATGGCTCAAGTAAGATTTTTAGATCAGGTACCAGTTGGTGTATATAATCCTAATGGGGGGAGTGGTGGCGCAGGCACTATTGACATCTATCAGGACGGAATATTAGTTAGCTCTAGTGTTCCCTTTATTAATATAAGTGGCTCAGCCGAAGTTACTGGATTTAGCGTAAGTGGTAGTAATACTGGTGTAACTATCTTAGTACAAGGTGTGGGATTTCCATTTTCAGGTTCAGCTGTTATCACTGGGTCTTTAATTATTTCTGGATCTTCACAACCAATTATATTACAAACATTACCAGTTCAACCCGGTCCTTATGTTGTTACATATAATCCTGTTACAGGTGTTGTAGGATATGTAAATTCTACTTCAGGAACTAGTGGTGTAGCCGGTTCCTCAGGAACAGCAGGTATATCAGGTACTAGTGGTACTTCAGGTATTAGTGGTACATCTGGTACAAATGGTTCATCAGGTACTGCGGGAACTAGTGGTGTATCTCAAACAAGTGGTACATCAGGTACATCTGGTACCTCAGGTTCTTCAGGTAATGCTGGTACATCAGGTACCAGTCAAACAAGTGGCACCTCAGGTTCATCAGGAACTGTAGGTAGTTCGGGTAATGCAGGTACTTCAGGTGCAAGTCAAACTTCAGGAACTTCGGGCAGTTCAGGTACTTCAGGTAGTTCAGGTGAAGCTGGAACTTCAGGTTTATCTCAAACTAGTGGTACTTCAGGCTCATCAGGTTCATCCGGTTTATCTGGTTTAGCAGGTACATCAGGTGAATCACAAACAAGTGGCACTTCAGGTTCTTCTGGTGCTTCTGGTACTTCAGGTAATGCTGGTACTTCAGGTGCTAGTCAAACTAGTGGTACTTCTGGTTCAAGTGGTACAGTAGGTTCTTCAGGCGAAGCTGGAACTTCAGGTTTATCCCAAACAAGTGGTTTTTCAGGTTCATCTGGTACTTCAGGTTCTTCAGGTGAAGCCGGTACTTCAGGAGTAAGTCAAACAAGTGGAACTTCTGGTTCTTCTGGTACTTCGGGTACTTCAGGAGCTATAGGTTCTTCAGGATTAAGTCAAACAAGCGGTTCTTCAGGTTCTTCAGGTACTCAAGGTACTTCAGGAGTTGCTGGAGGTTCTGGTTTAAGTGAAACTTCAGGCAGTTCTGGTTCTTCTGGTACTTCAGGAGCTTCAGGAGAAGCAGGTACTTCAGGATTAAGTCAAACAAGTGGAACTTCAGGTACCTCAGGTACTTCAGGAGCTTCAGGAGAAGCAGGCACTTCAGGTTTATCACAAACAAGTGGTACTTCAGGTTCTAGTGGAAGTTCAGGTACATCAGGTACTTCAGGAGCTTCAGGAGAAGCAGGTACTTCAGGATCAAGTCAAACTAGTGGTACTTCAGGTTCATCAGGTACTCAAGGTACTTCAGGTGTAGCTGGAGACTCAGGATTAAGTCAAACAAGCGGTTCTTCAGGTTCTTCAGGAACTAGTGGAACATCAGGCAATATAGGAAGCTCAGGAGAATCCCAAACAAGTGGCACTTCTGGTTCTTCAGGTACAGTTGGTTCTAGCGGTGAAGCTGGTACTAGTGGAGCTAGTCAAACAAGTGGTACATCAGGTTCTAGTGGAAACTCAGGTTCATCAGGAACTGTAGGTAGTTCAGGTAATGCTGGTACTAGTGGTATTAGTCAAACTTCAGGTACTTCAGGTTCAAGTGGAAGTGCTGGTTCTTCAGGTACAGTTGGTTCTAGTGGTGAAGCTGGTACTAGTGGTATTTCACAAACAAGTGGAACTAGTGGTTCTTCAGGTTCAAGTGGTTCATCAGGTACTGTAGGTTCAAGTGGGGTAGCAGGT